GCGCCGCCCCCGGCCGACGCGGGCCACCAGTGCGGACGAATCTTCTGCATTTCCTTCATGAAGCCCTTGACGTCAAGACCCGGCGTCACGCCGATTGCGTCAGCTTTCACGATGAAGGCACCGTTATCGTCCTTTTCGAGGTAGCGCTCGGCGATGATCTCAACGTCACCGATGGCCGATGGAATCACCTTCATCTCGAGGGCGACGCCACGGACAGCATCATTGAGGTCACGGCTGGACAACGTTCTGCTCAGCAGATCGCGTTCGCCGGTCATTGCATCCCGCTCACCAGTCAGCGAGTCGATCATGCGCTGCAACGGCCCCGTCTTTTGGGCCAGACGACCTTCGACGATCTCAGCCAGCTTGGCTTCGTCGAGCTTGCCGCCAGCGGCGGCTTCAAGCTCAGTGATCCGATCCAGCGACGCCATGACGTCGGCGTGTTTCATGTCCTTCCACGGCTTCAGCGCATCACGCGACAAAGTGTGATCAGACCTCTCCTTGCGGAGAGCTTCCTGGAGGGTGTCGGTGTCTTTGGAGGTTTTGAGGCCGTTGATATTGCCCAAGACGAACTGACCGGCTGAATTCTCAGAATAAAGCGGTCGGAAGGCCTCAGGGACGGCGTCGAGGTTTTCGTAGGTAAGTTCGAGCGGATCCATGTCCGTATCCTTATATAAGGCTGATCAGACCATTCTGATCAGCATATCGTCAGTAGAGCACTGCACCAAAGAAGAAGCATATGGCGCAAAGCAGGAGGGTGTAGATCGGGAATTCCAGGAAGGCGGCGGCAAACCAGCCTAGGAAATTCGTCCAAAACGTGTTGAAAGAAAACATCATAGCTTATCGCCTCCTTCGGCGGGCTTTGCGGGCTGGCCAGCGCCAGCGTTATCCGCAGTTTCTGCCGGTTTGAAGATGGAGTCTTTTTCCTTCTCCGCCTCGGCCATTTCTTCCTCGAACGTGCGGGTGGTGATCCGCCGAGCGAAGGAGAGCTCGTGGAGCGATCTGGCCGAGATGGGCCATCCTGCATTCCGGGCTGTGGCCATTTCTACCATCGACTGGCCCGTAAGCGGCATTTCGCCGAATTCCTTGTTCGGCTTGACCGAAACCTCGTCAGGATCTTCGTCAATCCACTCAGCAGTCATCTTGAGGACGTTTTCAAGCCCCTTGGCCCCGGCATCGGCGATTTGGCCCATATCGGCGGTTCTGGCGGCGATACGGATCCTCAGGGAGTTGCCGGACTCGCGTTCCCGGCTTGTGGTGTCTAATGTCTGCGCGCCCATGCTGCTCGCGCGAGATTCCAGCCTCCCGAGGGACTCGCGCTGTTCTGACAGCCCTTGGCTTGTCACGCCCGCATACTTGGCGTCGCCACCCATAGGCAGGTCGATACGTGAGCCTGCGCCCGTGCGGATGGTGTCATCACCGTCGAAGTTGCCCCCAATCGTTATGAGGGTATCCTGGCCCTGCATGAACAGGTTCTGACGATAATCGGCCTCGCCGCGATAGATTGTCATGCACAACTGGCCCAAATCAAGAAGGGCTGGCTCGTCGGTGCTGCTGGTGATGTCTGCCGAGTTGATAATGGCGAATGGGACTTTGTCGAGAGTGCGGCCACGCCACGACGGCGCTACCAAAGTCGGGTCGGCGAAACGCTCACCCTCGGTAATCATCCCCTGCTGATATACACCCTTGGACTCGTTCTCGAGCGGGTCACCGATTACGAGGATGCGATACTTGTCCTCTTTCTTCCAGGAGTAGTCGGCCTGCCGGACGTATTCTGTTTCGTCAAGCACGACGAGGTTGAGCACTTGAGGGACGAGTCCCTCAACCGTGCCATCGTCCCAATTGATCAGCCGCTCGGTGATATAGGTCACCAGATATGGCAGATCTTCACCGGCGACTGGATTTGTCGGAAGGTCGGCCATTAAGCCGAGTCTTCCGGTAATCAACTGTTCGAAGTTGATCCGTCGCAGAAGTGTCGGTAGGTCTTCGCCCTTATTAGAGCGAAGACCCTTCATAGCCTTCGGTAGCGAAATTTCCGGCGGCTGTGAATGCATCATGCCAATCGCCATCTGCACCGCTTCGCGCGTATAGTTCGGAAAGCGAGCGCGCATGATATAGGCAGCATAGGCGATCCCACCGGCCGAGCTCGCCGACGTTTTTTGTCCGTCGAGGACCTGACTGGCTGTCGCAGGTAGGTAGAGCGTCGTCTTCGACTTCACTCTACGCTCCCCCTTATACGCATCGCGCATGAGGATCCAGTCCGGCTTGGACTCTGTGAATTCGGGGTGCTCGGCGGCAAGTTTGTTTGACATTGGGAAAACCTAACTCATAGAGGTCACTATGACAACATCAGCATCTCAGGAGTGATGTAGGTCCGACTGACTTCTCCATAGCGTGTGGAGTAGGTCGTGCAGATAGCAGCGTTCGTGCCGAGGAAGGCGTGGCGCTTGGCATAGTTGTCAAGCCGCGAGAGCGTCGGGTGCTGCCGAATGGACACGCCGCCTACATCTTTCTCCTCGATGTGGTGAAGATGGCCGGTGTGGATGTATCGGTTGGTAGTCTTCCCCCAGAGCTCGGGGAATATCGCTGCGAAGATGATTGCGAGATCCTTCTCGTTTTTGATTGTTTTGATGTGGCCGTGATGGTAGCCTAAGAACGTGTCGCCGAAAACTGTCGCCGAAAATGGGCGATCCTCGTCGACGAAGCTGATACGGGGCTCGTTCTCGTAGAGAGCCTTAAACATCTCCCGCATCCAAAGCGCACTGGCTGGATCGTGGTTGCCCTCTGCGATAACGACTTCGACGACTTCGTGGTAGAATAATGCGGCTGTGAGCAGTCTCCGCATAATCCGGATGCCTGATTTCACCATTTGTGGGAAATGCGCGTTTGCAAAGAGCACATTTTTGCTTGCGACCGTCAGAGGCAGCAAAGAGTCGAAATGGAACCAATCGCCGAGGATAACGACTGTCGCCGACTCTGCTTTGGGCGCTCTGGCCACCATCAGCTCAAAACAGGCTGCAATGAGTTCCTCGTCCTCTTCGAGGCTGTTAGGATTATCAGAATCGGCCATGCAGCCAACATGGACGTCTGAGAACACATATTGATTGCGCAACTGAGCGCTCAGAGCGCCGTCAAGCTGGGCTTGTGGGGGTAGGGGCGTTAAGGTGGCTGTAAAGCCCTCTATAAGCGCCATTTGGGCCTGCTGGGTGGCTTCTGGCACCCTAATGTCCCATTGGCCAATGACTTCGCCGTCTTTGCCGGTGTAGCGGCTCTGCCGGATGATCGGAGCATCGATAATCTGGGCATGTTCGCCGTAAGATGGCTTTTCGGTGACATGGAGGCCGTTTACGTGGCCGTCAGCGTCCAGGTGGGTCGTAACCTTGGTGATTTCGCGGCCCATGCCGGGAAATTGTGACGGCAAACTGCCGTCAAGGTTAATGCGACCCTCTCTCCGCATCCTCGCACACCTTTTCCGCAGGCTGCGCGTGGATATGTCAAGTCCGTCGGCGATTTCTTGTTTTGTTTTATTGCCGACGGTAAGAGCCGCGAGGATTTCTTCGTCCGTGCATTTCATGTCAACCATGTGGTGCTCCTAGTGATGCCCAGAGGTGGCCCCGGATGATCCGAGGTTGCCTGTGGAGCGAATGTAGTAGCGAACTTCGTCCGCCACGTGATCCTCTGCATCTGTATTGACGTCGTCCATGTCTTTTTCATCTCTAGGAAGCACCGGCACTGTCCTGATAAAGTGCTGGCAGTCGGTCGTGACGAAAAGTCCGGGTCGCTCCCGTGGCCCGGCCTTCCCTGGTTGTGCGTTTTGCAGCATTTGTCGAAACTGAGCCCAGCCAGTGATGCGACTGCCGGGGCGCTTGTCTGCGGCAGTCCACATAATCCCTGGATACTTGTGCCCATCGTCCATTCGGACCTTTACTTTCATGTCCGTGGCGATGCAGTTGCCGTTTTCGGCAGCAAAGATCTGTGAGTCGGCGACACCGCCCTTGACGCGGCACCAATTATCAAGTCGTTTACGCCACCCCCAGCGTATTTCACGCTCCACTATCCCTTCGGAGATTTCGGAGGCGAGGATGCCACATCCCTCGTTGGGCTTTCCGCTCCAACCATACCATTCTTGGATCCTGAAGGCGTCCCCCCGGACTGTAGATCTCCAAGTCCCATCTCGGAGCCTAAGATCTTCGCCGTTAGATATAGTCCACCAGCCCAAAGAAAAAGGTTTACTCTGCCCCCAATCGAATGAGCGGGTAATCTTCCAATTATAAGGGATATCAAACGGTAAGACCAGATTAACTTTCGGATCCCAGACGTCGTCGAACATGCCGCCGGCGACGATGTCCCAACTGCCTTCCAACCAAGCCTTTTTCTCAGCCGCGTTACGAGCCGAGGATGCAATCTTCTGCTTATAATCTGGGTCAGCTTCCAGAAGGGCTTTGTTCTCATCCAATATGCTCCGGATTGAGAGACGCGGGGGTTCAGTCATTCCATCTTCGTCGAGGATGCCTCGCTGGACCTGCATGTTCATGCCGGGCAGTTTGAACCGGGCTTTGACCCAATTGTGGCCGGGACCGTAGGGGTTGGTCGTAGACCGGACCATACGGGGCATTCCTTTTGTAGAAGATCTACAACAGGAGAACATGCGCCGGTAGCCGTCGTCCATGGGCCAGTTGCAGAGCTCCTCCCAGCCGATCCATGGGTATTCGTGCCCGTGGTAGTTCCAGTAGTCGTCAGGTTTTGCGAACTGCCTCAGGAGAAGTTGTTCTCCGTCAGGCCATGTCCACGTGTGTTCGGAGTGATTGAACTTGGCATCCGGCCAAATCTGGGGGATCCACTTTTTCGTCTTGGTGATGACGTCGGTAAGCTGCTTGTAGGTCTGCCGGAATAGGATCCCCTTCCAGGCCGGACCGAAGCCCTTGCCAACATGGTTGGCGAAGCTCATGAGTAGACAGTCGGTCTTGCCCCCGCCACGGGTTCCCTCAAACAAGACCTCGAAGATAGGGGACGATGCCAGAAAGGCCTCTTGGCTTCCTGGCATCGGTTTCCATATTACGTTCTTGGGGAAACTAGCCGTCGTCATGACTCAACAAGCCTAACTTGGCCATTTCGAGCGCGCCGATCAGCCCAAAGGTGGTTACGCGAGTCGTGGTCCAGTAGGTTTCTGTCCCATCCGAGTAGATGTAAGCAGCCGACACCCCTTGGATCTCGCCGGACTTGGCCTTTTCGAGTAGGCTTTCGAGCATATTCACGAGAGGCTCGTGAACTTCGCCCGCCTTTGGGCTGACCAGTCCGCTATTTATGCTGACGACGTCGCTCATGTTGGCTCGCCGAGCTGCACGGGTGGATCTTGCTGGTATGCATCGCCGGCCGACATCAGGCAGGTCAGTCCCTGCGGTGAAGTCGTCAGGATAGTCCAGCTTCCCGTCTCTTCGGAGGCGTAAATCTCGATGATGTGGTTGTTCTCAGTCAGACCCATCGACTTTCGGGTCTCGCCGTAATCAATGTTAAGTTTCTGCACCATGTCGCCGCGATCACCACACACCTGGGCACCTGCTTCTGCCGGGATAAGCAGGACCAGGGCCAGCGCGAGCGCCCTCATTGCTGCACCGTGTCGCCGGGGCGAATATACTGCTTGAGAGGACCGACAGGTTGACCCTTGCCGTTGATTTCGGAGCAGACGGCTACGTAGGAATAGCTCTCGTAGAAGCCCTGGGTGTAGTGACTGATGATGAAATCGAGGCGGCTCTCGCAGGCCTCTATCGTTGGGTATGGGCCGAGCCTGTCGTTAAGGTTGGCGCAGGGGCCAGTCAACAGGCAGACTTGTAGTGCGATCACGGTAAACATCAGCTTACTCCCTTCAGATCGGCTAAGTATGTAGCATACTCCTCAAGGTGACAATCATCTTCTTTAATGACCATCACTTCGGAACTTGCCATGCGAACTTCATCCACTTTATCGGTCACGATCAACCACCCTCCACCCTTCCAGTGGGCTTTTCTCATGCTGTGTTGTATCCTGCTTGGGTTGGTCACCTTGCCCAAGAACCCAATGAGCCACGTGGGCGAGGTCTTGGTCACAAAAACGATTTTGGCCCCATGACGTGCCTTGTGGACGGCCCTGCCTAATGTCTCAACTGTCATGTGATTTTCCCATATCCGACATCGGTCTTCTCCTCTGGTTGATGTTCGTGCCATTCGGGGGTGGGGTCGAGGATATACTCCTTCAGGAGTGCATCATAGTAATACACTCCTTCCGGGGCGTGCTTTGGTTCATTCATAGCCATCTCCTCTTCGATTTTTGTATTTCGCGCTCGGCTGATTGGCTGTCGAAGTTCGGCTGACGTGCCCAATACTGCTGTTTGCGCTCACAGATGACGAGCTCGTTGCTCGTTTGGCGGCGCTCGATGCGGGTGCCGTGTTGCAGCATGAAGGTTAGATAGAGCGAGTTGTCGAAATGCGACAAAAAACACTTTGTCGCGTTGCACTTGGCTGGATTGAAGCCGCCCGCGCTCATCCGTTTGGGGTTTTCGTCGTAGATTAGGGGCATTCTACCTGCTTTCTGTGTTAAATGCCGGTCCTTCCGGCTTTTATTTTATTTACGCGATCAGGTAGACAAATCCAGTTCCGTGGATCTGCCTTGCTTTCAGGAAGGCTGAGCTGAGGTCGCTGGCGTAAATCACGACTTGCTCAAGTAGCTTGACACCTGATCCTGAATATTTGTCGAACACGTATTTTTTCATGGGTATCTCCGAGTGTCTCAGGGTTGTGGGCGAGGGTCGGGGGAGGGGGTGCGCAACGCCCCGTGCTCTCCCCAGCCCCGTCCCTGGGGTGGGGTTGGCTGGCCCTGCGTGGGCCAGCCCCTTGCCTGTTGCCCCTACTTGCTACCAGCGGGCACCAGCCACGCTTGGCGCGGGTTAGCTGCCCACGTTGGCATGTTGTGGCCCTGCCACCCGCCGCCCGGCTGGCGCATGGTGCTGGCAGCGGCGCTGGCAATAAGCGCTGCCTTGTAGGCGGCCAGCGTAAAGCCCTTGGGGTTGGCCTGGGCCAGCGTAGCAGCCACTTGCTGCGCATAGTGGCGGATGCTGCCCTGCTGGACGTTAGGCCAGTGCCCCAGCATAAACAGCGCTGCCTTGGGTGCGGCCTGCTTGGCGGCGGCGGTGCCGCTGGCGGCCTGCGCGGCTGTGGTGTTGCCGCTGGTTGCCTGCGGCGCGGGTGCGCTGCGCTTGGCGGCGGTGCTGGTGGTAACGGTTGCTTTGGTGCTGGCCATTTTGGCCCCCTGTGGTTGGGCGGTGCGGGCTGCACTGCCTATGCCTATTACAATATAGTAAAACGGGGCCAAATAAACAAAATAACGCGTAATAATATTGCTTTGTTCAAAGCATATAGGCAACTATATTGCGCAACAATAGTGCCCATGGGCATCCAACAACGCAACTATATTACACACAATAAAATTTACATTGGTCCCAAAAGGGGGCCATAATAGGGGCCACAGCAACGCAACCACAGGGGGCCAAAATGGCACACTTTACCACCCGCACACAGCGCCACTACCAGCGCCGCACCGCCGCCGCATGGGCTGCGCAGCAACACCACATGGCACGGGCAGGCATGGCTTGCCTGTGGCTGCTTGGCGCTGGCTTGGCCCTTGGGCTGGCCCTTGGCAGCGTGGGTGCTGGCGCGGCGCTTTACGTGGCCCTGCTGGGGTAAGCGCGCAACGATATTGCGCAACAATATTGCGCCGGGCTGGCGACGGCCCGGCGTTTTTGCGACTGATAAAAAAGCTGTGAAGCTGTGAAGCTGTGAAGACACCGATTCGGATAGACACCGTCGGCGAAATCGTCTTCGTCGCCGAAATTAAGTCGGACGGCGACGGAAGAGGAGGAAGAAGAACCGACCGACCGATCAACCGACGGACCATCTCCATCGGTTAGATCGTGTCGCCGAAATGACACGATCATATGAAATTAGTTAGAGCAGATCTTCCGGCCACGGGTTGAGCGAACAGAACTTCTGTAGATCTTCGGGACTGCCGTAGCACCCGGTGAACCACGTGAGGCCAGCGTAGAGGTCGGTGACTGCCCACCCGGCGCTGCCATGAGTGCAGAGCCATGGAGTATCTTCGCAGATCTCCGCAGGATAATCCTGATACAGGAGAGGGAGCATATCTCGCCCCGGCATGGGCGTGATGCTGGGGTTGAGGAAGTATTGAGGGTTGATCATGACAGCACCCGCTTGCCCATGGGCACGATGGTGACCTTGCCACCGTTGGTAAGGTAGGCGGTGACGGCGGCGGCTACGAACTTCTGTGTGAGGGGCTGCCCCATGGTGATATCTCCTGTGGTTGGGTTGCTATACCTATATAGTAGCCATTTTGGGCATGGAGACTACATAAAGATATCATCATATGAAATCTATTTGTCACGGCAAATAAGATGGAGAGGCTGCGGATGAAGATGAAGAGGAACAGGAGT